CTCAGGCAGCATCCGCGACGCTACGGCGCGGGAACGCCACGCTCCCGGGATCTGCTTGGCTGTGGCGGTCTTTCGCGCCTCAGTGCGTCCCGAGCGCTCTGCGACGAACGTAGGCGCTGCCTCGCGTGCTGCGGCGAAGACTGCGCGTAGTTTCCCGGCGCGCTCTGAACGTGGCCCCGCCAGTGCCGCTGGTCGCTTCGCGGCGATGATCGCCTTGTAGTTCACTTGCTCTGCCTTGGCGTCCTTGCTGAAGTTGGCGTACGCCTTGGATCCCTTGGCGTAGTGCCTGAATCCACCTTCGAGCAAATGCCAAATCTTTTGGCGCCCACTGGAGTTGCCCGCCTTCTTTCCGTACATGACGCCCACGCGCCCTGCCACTCCTGCTGACGCTTTACCGCCAGCGCGGCGGACATCAACCATGGTTGCGTTGGCAATGTCTTGACGGCTCCACGGATAGCCACGGTAACTGGCAGACAACCAAGTACGAGTAAGCGCCACGCGCACTGGCTGCAAAGCCTTACGCATTGAGCGCTTCATGACGTTCTCGGCAACCTTGGGCCCAAGACGCGCAAGCGCCGTGCGGACGTTGCCGTCCACGAACTGCGTTTTCATCGTGATCTTAGTAGCCGTCATTCGACTTCCTCCGTCGCTTCGATCTCAAGACGTCGGCGCTTTTGGTCACGGTCGAAACACACGCGGATGTTGAACACGCGCTCTGTGCCGTTGTCCAGGTAAAGCAGTCGGCTGTTCGTGGTCACGGCAGGATGCCAAGCGGCCAGGATGCGCCAGTCGGAGCGGGCGTTAACGCCAAGATCGCCGATCACTTCGTTCGTTCGTGCCGAGTCAATGTGGCAAGCAATCTGTGCGACGCTTAGCCATGAGACTTCTGCCTGTCCAACGCTGTCGATGGTTCGCACGGGATTTTGTACCGTCATCGAAAGCCTCAGCATTCCGGATGGGACGTGCCCAGCCACTTACGCTATTCCTTTGCCCATCATTGATGTCACCCTGTCCCAGTAGGTCGAGTCAAGCGCGATGGTGTCATCGCCACGGCTTGCCACATGGTGTGCAACGCGCTGGAGTAACGCCATCTCCAGCAGTGGATTGAGCGCCGCGTTACCTGCTGTTACGGTCAGCGTCACTGGGTAAGTCAGGTTGTCAATGTCCATATCGACGTAGATCAGACCGTTGATGACCACCTTCACGCACGCGCCAGTGAGCGGCACCGTAGCGCTATCGCGGTAATCCACCGTAGTGCCCGCTACGTCGCCTTGGCGCTCAAGACGGAGGTACAGACCGCCGTAGATCGTCACGGGCGCTGCGGGCACCCACTGCGTTCTAGTAACACTCTCCACGCACCACCCAGTGCGCTCTTCTAGTTCGCGTACGGCGGCAGACCATGCAATGCCAATAGCCGGGTCATCCTCCGTGTGAGGAATGCGGGCCCAACTGCGGAACTTTGCAATGTCTAAAGCCATTGTTCCTCGCTGTAGGTAGGTGGGGCCGAAGCCCCACCCACCTAAAGGATGAGAGGATCATTACGCGATGTTGGACACGCGCAGTTGGACAAGCGCATCGCCGCGGGTGATGTTCGCATTAGCGAACGACATTGCGGTGTACTTAACTTGACCAGTGGTAGCAAGCGTGATGTCGTCGCGGATCATCCCGATTCCTGCCCACTCGCGGATGCTGTAGGACTCGCGGATGTCTCCAACCACTGCCATCACGGTCTTGATAGTTGCACTTGCAGTTGCAACGTTTACCGGGACATACGGAGTTACGTACACTGGCAAACCCATTAACTGGAAGGGTGCCGCTGGTGTTATGCCGCTGTCGGCACTTGGCGTAAACAGCGGGACATTATTTACGAGAATTCCAGCAATCGCTGCATACACATCTTGCGGAATGATCCAAGCGCACGTTGGACTGTTCCAGTAAGCCGCTGGCAGAATCTCGTAGCGCATCTTGGTGAGATTCGCAATGGTCACGGCAGCGTCTGAAGTTGCAGCAGTCACCTTCTGTGCCCGCAGGTTCGTGTTGGTGGCAGAAGATGCACCAGTACGAACACCAGTGGTCGTGGTTGCAGGATCAAAGATGCCAGTTGGCATATTGGTTCCCGTGCCACCGATGAAAGCGAAGGCCTGATTCTTGCTCAACTTCTTTTGCAAGTCCATCATGACTTCGGCTTCGACGTCAAAGTTGGCTTGGCGCAAGAGAGTCTGCGAAACTTGCGTCGTTGGTGAGCACAACTTTGGCGGCAACAGCACTTCAGCAAGTGCCATGTCGTTGGTTACAGCAGTGCCACCTTCTGCGATCCACGAACCAGTGCCGCCACCGTATGACGCGCTGGTCTGCGTGTTGTAACGGAGCGATGGGTAGCCAGTGACTCCACCGCGGTACTCCGCTAGCCCTCTCATGAAATCCTGAGAATCTAGGTATTTTAGGACCTCTGTCTCGTAGATGGCAGGCACCATGATCGTGCCAGCAGCGGTTGCTGGAGTGGTTGCGGTCGAGAGTGCACGCACTTCAGGTGCAGCGCCACCCTTGAGCCAACCGATGAACTGGTCGCGGTACTTCTTGGTGTCGCGCTCTTCGCGTCCGAGTTCCATGTCGCGCTTGGCGATGATCTCGACGGCGCTTGAGGAAGCGAAACGCTCCCGCATTTGCGCGGAACGGATCTCGGCTTCAACGGTTGCGAGTTCGTTTGCGACTTCATGGCCGCGGGCTTCGACTTCCACGGTGAGTGAGTCTTGTGCGAGAATAGAATCGCGCTCTGCGGTGAGCGCCTTACGGCTTTCGAAGAGTTCGGACAGTTTCATAGCGGCATCCTTAGACGCAGACGAAGACGGGCTAAGCCCGAGGAAAGATGTCGTGCTTCGGCGCTCGTCTGCGGGTAGGCGCCGTTTTCTACGATCGAGACTTCCAATAGCCTCACCTGAGTGAGTGTGCGAGTACTTCCGCTCCAAGAGTCGGAGATGACGTTGAAGCCGAACGACATCTCGCTGAGGACGTTGGCGTCCACCAGTGCGCGGATGTCCTTGGCGCGTTGCGTGTCGGGCAGCGTGACTTCAAACGCCAGGCCGTGTGCGTCGCTGTTCAGTTGCAGCAGCCCGCTCTTGGTGTTGGCAAGTAGGTCGCGCGAATCGTGACCGACAAGCAGCGAGATGTTGGAGCGGAGCGAATTGTCGAACGCGCCGCGGGCTACCTTTTCGGTGAATGGCTTGCCACCGTTGATACCGCGCACGGTGAGCGGATGGCTCGGAGCGTCGTACACGCTGGCGTAGCCGCCGATCTTGTCGCCTTGCATACTGATCTTGGCGGTACGGATTTCAAGCAATGTCTTCACCTCCATCAATGTTTTCCGTAGCGCCGTCGCCTTGCATGGCGCTATTGCCGCCCGGCATGGACACGCTTGGGATGTCGAACTCATCGCCCTGAATAGGCGGGAGGCCCATTCGCTTGCGACCGTCGTTCGGTGAGAGGATCCCGGCGAGGACAAGTTTCGACAGCGCCATTCCTGCATCACGCATATTGCCGCGGAGCAGGACGTCGGTATCAAGCCTTGCGTGTTCGCCGGGCCCGCAGAGTTTGCGCGTGATCTCCGACTCCCACGCGGTTACCCATTGGGCGAGTGCGCCGTCAACGTAGGCGCGTGCAGTTTCGGATTGTGAGGACAGCGCCCCGCCGCCCTGCTGGTAAAGCATTTCGGGCGGTACGCCAAATGCGCGGGCGATCTCTTGGATAGAGAATCGGCGCGACTCCAAACTTGTGGTTGTTGATTCAGCGCTGATGCGCTCGGCTTTCATGCCCTCGCGCAAGATCAGCGGGCGCGATGCACCCTCTGCGGTTGCGTGCATGGTTTGCCATGCGTCGCGGATGGCTTGCACCGTCTGATCGGACATTGCGCCCGGATGACTGATGCTTACCTTTCCCGTCGAGCCCGTACGTACAAGGCTCTTATGGGCTGCGTCTTGGTCTGCCGCTAGTTCCATTGCGAACTTGCAGGCGTCCATTGGCGAGACATACCAACTCGGCGACAGCGGATCCGGATAGCAGCCGAGGTGCAGCACCTGATCTGCCTTCAAGAGATTTCCACCAAGTCGATACTGGACGCCCTCTTCGGTCAATTCAACAGTAGACGTACCGCTCGGAAGCGGCTGCAATTCGGCGACTGTGCCCGATGAATCACGGCGAATGAGTGCCAAACCGTTACCCGAATCGAGCGCGCACGTGGTCATGTAGCGCCGAAACTCGTAGCCCGACTGCCAGCGCGAGGCTTCCCGCGTCATCAACTGCGTGATCGGCGAGTCGACTACTTGGCCTTGCGAGTCAATTACAGAGAACGGAAGCCGCGCCAAGTCCGTGCTGATGAGATTCATCGCACGAACGACAGCGGGTAGATGCTGTGGCGCTGGCGTTGCCAGTGGTTCCGGGCGTGCGTAGACAACTACGCCGCTTTTGAAACCGAAGAATCGTGCGAAGATGCTCACTGAGATGCATGGAACAAATGTGCCTCAGCGTGTCAAGCGATTATTTCAGACTTGCCACCTTAACCAATCGGACAAGCGCTGGTGCTGAGTCCGGTTGACTCGCGCACCTGATGATGTTCCATCAGAAGCGCTGCCATGTTGCCGGACACGATCACGTCCATGTTGCCCGCGCTGCGTCCCTTCACTGGTCGCGTGTTGCCGACGTTGTCGCGAATCAGTCGCACGTTGTTCAGTCCCGACGCGAGTACCGGGTCGATTTGGTAGCAAAGTTGCTTCGACTTCAACAGATCGCCCCACAACTTCCACGCTGGAGCCATCGTGCGGATGCTCTGATCGACCGGAATGATGGGCCAGCCGCGATCCTGCCATCGCTTTATGTCTCGCGCTTGCGCTGGATGCGGGTCTACGCCGATCTTTCGCACGTCGTAAAGCGTCATTAAGTGCTCAATTTCAGCCTCCACAATGCTCATATCCTGCCATTCGCCGGGCATTCGGCGCAGATGTCCTGCCTCAATCCACACCTGTAAAGGGTTCTTGCAGCGCTTTTCATCAAGCGCGATGTCTGTGCCCGCCCACCAGCACACGTTCCGCGCACGAATGATGCCGCCATCGACGACCATGATCGTGAGCGCTGTCAAGTCAAGTTGACTTCCGTAACCACCGCGGCTCAAGTCAAGACCGATGACCGCTGGCGCGCCGCGCAAGCGATCCCAGTCGCAGTCCACCATCTGCCGCTCAAGTACCGCAAGATCGATGTCAGTGGTCGCAATCTCGTGGTATCTGCACGCCAACTGCGTCTCAAACTCGGCGATTTGAACCGGGTCGCCCGTGTTTAGCATCGTCTGCGCGGCCAGTTGCAACTGCGTCGGGTCGACAATCACGCCCAAACCCGGGTGCGCCTTTGCCCAAACAGCGGGATCTGCGGCTTGATCGTCGGCATCTAAGCCGTAAATCATGGGCCACCAGCCCGCCGGATAGGGCGTTCCGTCAGCGATTGCAGCCTCGCACGCTTGCCAATAGCCCCAAATCGGGCGCGTCTTCTGTTCCGGATCGGGCGTTGTGATCGCCAACAGTTGCGACGTGGCGAACTTGGCAAGCCCAGTGAGCAAGCGCCCGAACGCCTTGTCCATGCGCGCCGTCTCGTCCGCGACGATCAAGCGCGTGGTCAATCCGTCTAGGGCACGGTCAGTGCATGGCAGGGATATGTACCTATTGCCACCGTGGCGCACTCTGCCGGGATGGGCGGGCGTAGACCCACCTGAGGACGTCCACCCTTTCTCGTCCTTGTCCGCGTCATCTAGGGCCAGTGTGCGGCACATGGTCTGCATCCGCTCAAAGGTCTTTTGAGCCAAGCGCCCATCAGGCGCCACGCTTGAGAACTCCAGGCTAGTGCTGGTGTCGCGCATCGCTGCCATGATCATCGACGCCGCGAACTCCGTCTTCCCGTTGCCACGCGCCACCACCAGCAGCAGCGCCTTGGTGGCGGGCGTGTCGGTCTTCACCTTGGCAATCACCCGCCGCCGGGCAAGCAAGATCATTGCCACCATGCACTGCCACGGCATCCACTCCAGTGGTTTGCCAGCGTCCTCTTCCACGCCCTGCCCACACTTGCGGGCGAACGCCCGGGCGTCCTCTGCGCGCGGCTCATCCCACCACACTTCATGCGCCGCGGGCGACTTCCGCTCGGCTAGATAGCGTTTGCACGAGTCGACGATTCGCAGATTTGCGACCGCGCTCCCGCTGGCGATCGACTCGGCGTAGGCATCGGCTAGGTCGGCGCATAAGGGTGGCTTCTTGCTGTGTTTACGGCGCGCGTCTGTCTTCGTGGATCCACACCGCGGTGCCTTAGCGGGTATAGGCCCCTCGGCCCTATGACGGGGGTTGGTCAAATTTCGCTCGTTGTCTTAATAACGTGACATGACTGACATAACGATTGAAGATTTCGCCATTCATTCGTGCCGCCGCGATGCAATGGGATGATGTGATCTGTCTGAAGGTCAGCCACTCCAC